CCGTCCCGTAAGCAGGAATATCGAACCACTCCTTTTCGCTCAAATGAGGCAAGAGTTGCATGATCCGCTCCAGCTCACTCCGGAACCTGAAAATATCTTCTTCCATCAGCCTTACCGAATAATGCATCTTGCATTCCTTTAATCCGGGAAAGGTTTGAAGCAATTCTAATATCTCTGAGAAAGCAGAAGATTTACCCTTGTCTATCTTTAACGTGATTCCGGACATACAACATTATTCTTTTTCGTAAGTTGATATTTAAGCAATGCGTTCTCTTGCTCCAATGCGCTCACCTGTCTAACGGCTTCTTTAAGCTGTGCACGTAGCGAGGCGATTATCTTATCCTTGTCTTCCATTTTATTAGTCTTGCATTACCGTCAATTTGCCATCTTCAAAATACAAATACTGATAACCATAGCACCATTGTTCATGGACTCCAAAACTTCCAATGGTTCTATTAATATCATCTGGGTCCCCCCATGATTCTCTTACCATTTCCTTTGTCATGCCTATCTGAACTTTATTAGATAGGATTAATTTCGCATAGTATTTGCCAAACTTTTTAATTAGATTGTTATTATACTCTATTCTTTTCCGCTCTTCTTCTTTTCTATCATTTTCCTTTCGTTCTATTTCTTTCTTTAATTCATATTCATATTTTTCAGGCTCTATGATAGATAAATAGTGCAAATCTGGATTATTAAATGACTCATCTTTCTTATAAGAAAACAAAGAAGGATATGACCCTATTTTAACAAACATAGTCTCCGCATCATTTTTAAATACTAAATGTGGAATTTGGTATTGTTTTCTTTTACCGAAAAAAATCAAGTCTACACATTTGAATTTTGAGCCATTAATATAAAATTCTTTGTCTAAATAGATATTTTTTAATTTATCTAAATATCCTTTTATTACAACAGGATAGAATATACTATTACATGGATATGAACTTGGAGCTTTTGCATACCAATAAATACTATCACCATTATTTGTCTGTAAAGTAAATCGTGCTGCATATATAGATTCTACTGAGCCTTGAGAATATTTTGATATATCTAATATCTTAAATACTTTCCCTTCAATCTCTTCGTAAGGAGTATAATATCCAGAATTTCTATTAACATTATCCATATATTCATTATCATAGTATTTTGTTATATTATCATGAAATGAACACTCAATAGGCTCTGCACCACAATAAGTAATAAAAGCGTTTTTAAAGTATCTTGCTGAATATTTATTTGAATATACATCAGACACTTTATAATCTTTAGGTTTTACTCTTTTTCTTCTCTTAATCCAAATAGTATCTGATGCGACTTTGATTTTTTGTGGAATCTCAAAATTAATATAAGCAATAGGGAGACTTTCATCTGAAGAGGCACGCTTTAGAAATATTATTTCTTGCCCAATATATTTCGTAATATCATCCAATTTATCTTTAGGCATGATATCTATATTAGAAAGCGAATCATATTTTGTATGATATACTTCGATAGAATTAATCATATTATCTTCCATAATTATATCTTGACAACTTAGTCCATACAAACTTGAATATACAAACAGTGCTATAAAAAAGAATAGATATTTCATTTTGTTGATATATTAAATTATTACAATATCACATCCGCAACCACATGTTGCTTCACAATCCACAAACCACGCACCTGTTCAATATCAATATCGAAATCATCATGGTTCTCCCGATCTATAGACCGGGCTATCCAAAATCGTTTGGCCAAAGAAGGATCGCTATAACGGCGCAAGATCTTAATATGGCCATGATAATCTCCGGTCTGCTTATCTTCGACAACAATTCCGAATACATTTCCAAACGGGATTTGATTGGGGAACTCTTTCTCAAAACTGAAACGTTTCAAGGCAATCCAACAACCGGATGGATAGGCCGGAGCCATCGAATTACCTGCGACTTGGGCAATTGCTTCACAATCCTTGCAATCAGGTAAATACCAATATCGCTTTACAGCATCTGTGCTACCTAATAACTCAGCCTTTCCTCCTGAGAACTTGAAATCAACCTCTGGCAATAACTTTAATCCTTTCTCCATAGCTTCTTTATATTCTGTTTCGGTATTAATTATCAAGTTAGAATCAGATAGTTCCAATTCCTTTTTATTGAAATAATCTATTATAATGTTAGCATTCGCCAAAGTCGGTTTTGTATTTCCGTTTCTATAATTCCCTATAGATGCTTCTGTTATACCAGTATCTTTCGCTATTTTATAATTTGACAAATCTGAATTAGAAATCTGATCAATCGCTCTTTGGATAATTTTATCTTTATCAGATTGTATATCAGCCAACATCGATCCATCTCCTTCAAGAATCCACTTGGTATTGAATATTGACCCAAATGCCAAATTGAGTTCTTCTACAAAACTATCCGTTAGATATTTCCTGTCTCCTTTTAGAGCGGAAGTAGTATTAGGATAGTTATATCTCATCTTTTCAGCGACATCTTTCTTCTTTGAAACATATCCGTTTCGTAGAAGATACATATACACTTCATTTATTCTATCTGAAATATTATCATTCATTTGTATATACTAATTATATTCGTACATTTGCAAAAACATTTAATACTTGCCATTATGACAAACAAAGATTACATCAGACAATCATCTGGACTTCCACAAGAAGTTAGAACAGCTTGTGATACCATCTTTCTACATGAATATTACAAGCATATAGAAGAAGACATCAAGTCCTTCAATGATGGATTACGTCTTGGGCGTATCACCGCAAGGACGATCATAAACGAACTCAAGCTTGCTCAACAAAATATGAGTATTCCTTCCAGATAGATCATCAAGCAATAAAAACAGCTTATCAATATTATGTTGCTTTATATTCAATGTTTTAGCCACATTAACTTCTGAGTATACATCAATAAGACAACCTATAACTAAATCTATTGTATCTTGTTGGTTAACTCTAACCGCCATATCTAAACTATAGATAAGAGACATTACATAGGAGCTAAGATCTTTCTTTGCAAGAAAATAATCTCTTAGCATGTCTATTATCTTATGTTGTTCACTAATTATACCTTTAACTGTTTTGGTTTCAAAGTCTTCAAAAGACTCTTTCATCTTTAATTCAAAAGCACTCCTTATCCTTTTCTCAACTGTCAAATAACTAACCGCAAAAAATACCGCAAGAGATGCTACCAACAAAGACAAAACACCGACCAATACACCCATCCAATCCACAGTCATTGGCTCACAGCGCAAAAGCACACATGATACAGAAATCAAGCTGACAACCAATGATATTACAGAAATAGTCAAAGACGCATTATTTGCCATAAGCTTTAAATATTCTTAAATACAAATTTTATTAGTAATACAGACTTGTATTTACAAATAACACTCGTATATTTGCACTTGTAATTGATTCAATGCTCAAAGATAAAGATTAAAAACAACATATATAATAATGTAAGGAGGCAAAAATGGAAAAATTAAACCTACAAGGTCATAAAGCCGGTAATCTTTCTTTTCGGGAGATATACGACAGCATGGACAGAAGGGCGTTTGTTCGACGGATCGCGACCGTCACAAGGCGTTCAGAAGCTGCTGTCTATAACTGGATTTCCGGAAAGTACAGACCGGACGCATTGGCACAAACAGTAATTGCACAAGAACTTGGCATTCCTGCCAGTGAGTTATTCCCAAAGGAGGATAAGGTATGCGCGCAATAGAATTCTATACCACCCCCTCCGGCGAAGTAACTATCAAAGAGCAGGGACAGCCGGAGCGCCAACTGAAAGAGTCCGATACGGATTTCATTCAAAGTTTCCTTGAGATTTTGGAAGAGTTCTATCCGGAGGCTTATGCGGCACTCCGCAAGTATTACGCCCGCTACGACGGGAATAAATGCTACCGGGATTTCTTGGCTGTACGTAGGTTTATCAAATGCAACTTCGGGCTGTACGATAACATGATAGACGTGGATGAGAACTGGAATTTCAAATTCGAGTTTGTCGGCTGCCCTCTACGAGGAGAATGTGACGGGTTTAAGAAAATCTGTGAACCGAAGTTCAACAGTACATTATCAGACAGCCAGCTTCGGGTGATGGAGCTTTGCTACTATGGCAAGAAAGACGAAGAGATTGCGGAAACGCTTTTCATCTCGTCCCACACCGTAAAGAACCACCGGAAGAACGTTTTCCGGAAACTCTCGATACACTCCATGGCGGAGTTCATGCGATACGCGAACGAAAAGAATCTATTTAAGGGCGAATAATCATGCCAACCGAAAACACCTATCAAAGCATACCTTCTTTACGAAAGATCGAGATCGAATACCTTGCTTGGCAAATCACAAGGATGCAAGCGGGTATCCGGGAATTTATCGGGCAAAAGGAAGCGCACCTCCGTTTCGGGAGGCAGAACGTGGAAAGATGGGTCTCGGAAGGTAGGCTACAACGTTACAAGCGACCGGGCAAAATCGAGTACAGGCTGGAAAACCTGTATAAGTGCGCCCTAGATCCATACGACTATTAAATGAATCATTAACATAGCAAGGCACCTTGGCAAGGCGTTGCAAAAGGAAGTTTACGATACCCATCCAACTCGCTATTTCACGGACGGTAAACCGCATTGCTAATAAATCATTGACGTATGAAAACAGATTACTGGAAACTCGCCCAAGCGGTGAGGTGGGGATTTTACATCCTTTTCGGAACGCTCGCCATACTTGGAATCGTGGCTATTTGCCTAGGACATTTCCTGCATATCATCACGACGTCCGGATGTGCGGCAATGGCTTACATGATAGCTAAACATTGGTAACTAATATTTAAAAACATAACATCATGTCGAATCTAATTCAGATCAAAGTAGCTGAGTTGAATCAGCTAAACCCGCTCATGATAGCGGAAGATAACAGGGTAGAACAAAAGTTCATCCAAATGTATAACGCAATCTGGGGTACCGCCCAAGGAGCGCAAATCTACGAGAAAGAGAAATTCAACTTCCGGAAGATCTTACAAGACAAGCCGGAACTGCAAAAATGCACACCGTTATCCCTCTATGGATGCTTTTTGGATATAGCGGTCAACGGCCTGTCACTTGACCCGACAGGACGACCGCACTGTTATATTCTTCCCCGTAGCACGAAGACCGGCTATAAGGATAACAACGGTAGCGATATCTACGAACTACGTGCTTATCTCTCCATCACCGGATATGGCGAGTTAGTCATGCGGCAACGTGCCGGACAAGTCCGTTACGTGGATAATCCCGTGGTTTGCTATGAGGGCGATACCTTCTCCCCCGGGTTGATCGACGGCGTAAAGACCGTGACCTACCAAGCGGCATGCCCCCGAAAGTCCAACAAGGTGATAGGTGGTTTCTTACGTATCGTACGCTCCGACGGTACCGTGGACTGGCACTGGATGATGGAAGGCGATATCAAGCGATTGGAAGCGTACAGCTTTAAGAACAACCAGAAATGGAACCCGCAAACCCGGCAGAAAGAAGGGAAGGCCAATGCCCTTTATACCTCTAGCGAAGGAGGTATTGATCCGGGATTCTTGGAAAGCAAGCTTATCAAGCACGCTTTCGACGGATATCCCAAGGTACGCACGGGACAGTTCTCCTCATTCGAGACACAGGAGGAACCGCAAGAGATCGACTACGGACTGGAAGAAACAACCGTTATCCAGCCCAATCAAGCCGGACAGCAACCGCAAGCCCTCCAGCCCCAATCGGAAAATCCCTTACAAGGATTCGGAGAGCAACCGCAAGCGGAACCGGTACCCGTATCTGGTATAACAGCCCAAATATCACAAGAAGATGAAGAAGCCGGATTTTAAGAGTTCAATATCAACATTCAAAATTTTATCGACATGGATACACAGAATAACAATTTACCTTTCAAGGCTAACGAGGTCATTAGCATCTTACAGACAGCCCCGGATATTCTCGCCCGCAATGAGGCGTCGGTCTCAGCTTGCACGAACGCAGGGAAAACCCTCTTGGACACGATTGAGGGAAATGGAGGTATCGGCACGGACGAGATCGACACTGCGGTACAAGAATACCTTGCGAAGTCAAAGAAGACCGTAGAGAACATGAACAACCGCCGGAAGCCGTTAACCCAAATGCTAACGGCTATATCCAAACGTTTCACGACACTAGAGGGTTCCATAGACGCCAAATCCAAGGGAACCATCCCTTATCTGCTACAGATGGAGCGTAACAAATACGCCGCCAAGAAGCTGGAAGAGCAAAAACGCCGTGAGGAAGAGGCCCGGCAAAAACAGTTGGCGGAGAACGAGAAAGCCCAATACCGGGCCGACATAACGGTCTTGCTTGATACCACGTACGCCGCCTACGTCGAGAAGCATATCAACGCCTTGAACGGGATTTTCAATCGTGCCTCCCTAGCCACGTATGGGGACGTATGCCGGCAGATCACGCAAACAAGCACCGGTTTCTCATGGACGGATTTCGTGAAAAACGTCGTGGATAACAAACAGACATTCTATATGGACGGTGAGACCCGCAAAGCGATCAAGAACGAGATAGCCATCCTAAAGAAAAAAGAATATTCCGATCGATACGCTTTCGAGATCGAGGGACTGAAACAATCCTTGGTCGACCGCCTCCCATCCCTCCGGAAACAACTGGAGGAGCAAGAGGAAATTCGCAAGACCAACGCAATCGAGGCGGCACGGCTGGAGGAGGAGCGCAAACGGAAAGAGGCGGAAGAACGTCAAAAGGCCGAACTGGAACGCAAGCGCAAGGAAGAGGAAGCGAGAGCCAAGGCGGAGGCAGAGAAAGCCACTGCGGAAGTACAGGCGGCCTTCGATTTCAGTGCCGCCAGTATGTCTCCTACCCCTACCAAGGCGAAGATAAAGAAAAAGATCCAAGTCACCAATCCACAAGGATTCATGCAGGTATACCAGATGTGGTTCATGCGTGAGGGTATCAATATGAGCATGGAGGATATTGAGAAGATACATAAGAAGATGATCTCCTATTGCGAGAAAACAGCCAATAAGGACGGTGAGCGAATCCAATCCGCATTCGTGAAATATGTCGATGATATAACGGCCAAGTGATATGAGAAAGCTATATCTGTCCTCATGGATAAACTTCGGGAAATACAGGCGTACACCGAGTAACCTAAAAAAGATCCTCGATACGGAAGAGGGCCGCAAATGGTTCCGGTGGCTGATGGATAACACTTACGATTTTGAATTTGACTTCGCAGTCATTGAATACTTAAAACTCAAGGAAGAAGATGCAAGATACGTATTACCTACGGTCTGAGTTGCTGACCTCAGACCTGACAGAACTAAAGAACCTCCTCTATCCCCGTACGCAATACGGGGATAAGGAGAAGGCGTTCAAGTTCGGGAGTCTGGTGGATGCGATGCTGACAGAACCCGAACGGGTAAGATATGACAAACATACGGTAGATGACGTATTGTATTCCGGGGAAGATTGGGAACTGGCACAAGCCATGATCAAGTCACTCCGTATGGAAGCCCGACACGATCCCTTATTGGCGCAAGTGCTTGCTAAAGCGGAGACGCAACGGTTCATGGTAAACAAGGGGCAACGTTTCCAATACGGCAACTTTGAATATACGCTCGACACTCGTTGCAAATGGGACTGGTGGCTTCCCACATTCGGATTCGGCGGAGACTTGAAAACTACCTTCGCCAGTTCCCAGAAACAGTTTGACGAGGCGATTGATTTTTTTGATTGGGATCGTTCCCGTGCCTGGTATATGGATATCGCCGGAAGCCGTCAAGATTTCATCTATGGTATCTCCAAGAAGAACCAAAAAGTGTTCAAGGCTTTCATCAGACGGAACGATCCGAGCTACCGGAAAGGGAAAGAGAAATACGAGGAACTAGCCTTCCGGTGGTGGATGCTAATAAGCTAATAGTATGAAGAGTCTAGTTTTAATCCTAATCGACTGGCTAAAGTGCAGGCTGGCAAAGAAATGCCCTATATGCGGAGCTTCCGTACTCGTAAAGAAATTACAGACGCATACGGGAAATACATTCAACGTATATCATTGCGGCAACTGTGGCAACGATTATATCTTAAAATAAAAATCATGAATCTCAATATCACAC